TTTGAGCATGATAAGTCTGTTTTGGTTGAATCGATGGATCGTTTTTTAAACGACAAAGTCCGCGTTGAACTTGAGGAATTCGCTGAAGACAAGAAAAAACTTGTCGCCGAACGTATTGCTTACAAGAGCAAGATGGTCGAACACACAAAACTTTTAAATAGGTTTATCACAGAGACTGTAGCCAAAGAGATGAAAGAGTTCTATTCAGAAAAGAAGTCGATGAAAGAAAACTTCAAGAAATTGGAAAACTTTCTATTGAAGCAACTCGCTGAAGAAATTCGTGAGTTCCGTGCTGACAAGAAGTCGCTAGTCGAACAGAAGGTCAAAATGGTTACCGAAGGTAAGCAAAAGCTACAACAAACAAAAGAACAATTTATTAAGCGTGCAGCTCAAATTGTTGAATCTAACATTGAGAAGACTTTGCGTGCAGAAATCAATCAATTCAAGGAAGACATTCGTGTTGCCCGTGAAAATGAATTTGGACGTAAGATTTTCGAAAGCGTTGCCGCTGAATTTATGACTTCATACCTTAACGAAGGTACAGAACTTAAGAAGCTACAAAAGGTTGTCGCAGCCAAAAATAGTGAAATTGCTGTTATTAAGGAATCAGTTAATAAGAGCAAGAAGATTATGGAAGGTCTAGACAACAAGTTGAAAGCAACTCAGGATTTGGTCGAAAGACAAAAAGTCATGGGTGAATTACTAGCCCCATTGTCTAAGGATAAGAAGGCGGTAATGACAGAATTGCTTGAATCAGTCCAGACAAAGAACCTACAGGCAGCATACAACAAGTATCTACCAAGTGTTCTAAATGAAACCGGAGTTCGTAAGCCTGAGTCTGCAAAGACCCAGTTGAATGAGGCAACATTGTCTGCAAGAACAGGCGATAGAGCGCAAACCGCTCAAGCTGAGGAATCGGGTGATTCCTTAGAATTAAATAGATTATTGTCCTTAGCCGGCATCAGTAAGTAAGTATCTTAGGAGAAATATAAAAATGGCAACGCTATTTGAATCAAATTGGTCTAAGACCAAAGAAAAACTACTTGAAGGCCTAACAGGAGTCCGCCGTCAGTCCATGGACGTTGTGTTTGAAAACACTCGCAAGTACTTGGCTGAGTCGGCTACTGCTGGAGCTACACAAGCAGGTAACATTGCAGTACTAAACAAGGTTATGCTTCCGCTAATTCGACGTGTTATGCCTACCGTCATTGCAAACGAGATCATGGGTGTTCAGCCTATGACTGGTCCAGTCGGTCAGATCCATACATTGCGTGTTCGCTATGCAAATACCGCAGCTGGTATTACAGCTGGAACTGAAGCTTTGTCCCCATTCCAGATTGCTCTAGCATATTCTGGTAATGAGAATCAGACAGATCCAGGTGCAGCTTCCACAGCACGTTTGGAAGGTGTTCCAGGTAACAAGCTCAGCATTCAGATCTTGAAGGAAACCGTCGAAGCCAAGACACGTAAGTTGTCAGCTCGTTGGACCTTTGAATCTGCACAGGATGCTAATGCAGTTCATGGTATCGATGTTGAAGCAGAAATCATGCAAGCACTTGCACAAGAAATTACCGTTGAAATCGACCAGGAAATGTTGTTCAAGTTGAACAGCCTAGTTCCTGTTCCTCCAACAACATTTGACCAAGCTGCTGTTTCTGGTACAGCAACATACGTTGGTGATGAAATGGCTGCACTAGCAGTTATGATCAACCAGCAAGCAAACTTGGTAGCCGCACGTACACGTCGCGGTGCAGCAAACTGGGCAGTTGTTTCGCCAACAGCACTAACAATTCTTCAGTCAGCTACAACTTCTTCGTTCGCAAGAACAACAGAAGGTACATTCGAAGCTCCAACTAACGTTAAGTTCGTTGGAACATTGAATAGTGCAATGCGTGTTTATACCAACCAGTATGCAGCAGATAATGCACCAGTTTTGATTGGTTACAAAGGACCAACAGAAACTGACGCAGCAGCTTATTACTGCCCATACATTCCGTTGATGAGCGTTGGACCAGTAATGGATCCAAACACGTTCGAACCAGTCGTTTCGTTTATGACACGATATGGATATTTGGAACTTACCAACACAGCTAACAGCTTCGGTAACGCAGCTGACTATTTGAGCTCAGTTGGAATCAACAGCGCAACACTCAAATTTTACTAAGATATCCTTAGTGACTTGAGAGTTAGGAAAGAAAATAATAGCCCCAGTGCTCCTGGGGCTTTATTTTTGATTTGCATTCCGAAACTTTGATAAATAATGAAAACTACAAGGTTTCTATAAATGACAATTAAAGTCAGTACGCTACTATCTAAAGACACAGTTGTTGAAACTGATACAAGTCCGACGCTCGGTGGTCCTCTAAATACTAATAGTTTTCCTATTGTAAATGGCGGAAGCCCTGTTGATATCACTGGTAACGATTATCCAGTAACACCTGGTTTACCAGGTCAAGTGTTAACCACAAATGGATTTGGTGTATTATTTTGGTCTTTTGCTGGTACTGGTACAGTTTCTTCTGTTGGTTTAGCATCAATCGGTACATATGGCAACGCTTTAACAATTTCAAATTCTCCAATCACAAGTTCTGGTACACTTGATATTACTCCAAATTTGTTTACAACAGTAAATGCTGGTGTTGTTCCAGTGTCTCCTGGAGGAACTACAGAATTTTTACGTGCTGATGGAACCTGGGCTGTACCGGCAGGAACAGGCGGTAATGCTAATAACATTACTGGTGGAAATACAAATGAAATTTTGTATCAAACTGCACCGAGCACAACAGGATTTATTGTTGCTCCAACTATGGCAAATACGTATTTGGAATGGAATGGAAGTGCATTTGTTTGGGCATCGGTGACTGGTACCGGAACGGTAACTTCTGTTGCTCTTGCAAGTCCTGGAAGTACGATCACTATTAGTGGAACAAACCCAATCACAACATCTGGTACAATTGATATTGATTTACCTATTGTTGTTACTGCTGGTTCATTTACCAATGCAAATATTACAATTGATGATCATGGAAGAGTTACCGCAGCAAGTAATGGATCTACAAATGCAAGCAATATTCTTGGAGGTGCAGCAAACGAGATTCTTTATCAAAGTGCTCCAAGTACAACAACATTTATTACTGCACCAACTTCCCCAAGTACCTATTTAGAATGGAATGGAAGTTCATTTGTTTGGACGACAGTTTCACAAAGCCTTAAATTATACGCTGAAAATCCATCTTCACCAGTTACACCATCAGCCACAGGTCTAAATGCGATTGCACTTGGTTCTGGTTCATTATCATCACAATATGGTGGTGTAGTACAGGCAAGTGGATATTTTTCCGCTTCAGGGGATGTTCAAGCTGGTACCTATACTTTTCGTAATACAACAATAAGTAATGCCTCAACAGAATTGTTTTTAGATGGTTTATCTGAACGATATACTTTGGCCGCTACCAGTATTGTTACCTTTAGTATTCTAATTACTGGACGTAGAACAGATATAGTGGGTGGAAAAGCAGGATTTAAAATTGAAGGTATAATTTATCAGGATGCTACAGTATCAACTACAGCTTTTCAAGATATTCCATCAACAACAATTCTTGGAAGAACCTCCGATGATCTTACGGTTTCGGTGGTAGCAAATGCAACAAATGGTACTTTGCAGATTTTTGTAACTGGTGAAAATCTAGCAACTTATCGTTGGATAGCTGTAATGCGAACAGCGGAGATAAATAATAACTAACTTACAAGGAAAAATCTAAAATGGATTTTGATTTTACGACGGAAACGATCACGCCAGATGTGTCAACCGTATTGACAATTGGTGGAACAGGAGCTCTTGATCTTCCTGCAGGAACTACAGCACAAGAACCATCTGCTGCAGGCTATCCAGGTGCCATTAGATGGAATACCACTCAAACTTGGGTTGAATATTCTAATGGAGTTATTTGGCAACCATTTACATCACCCTCAAGCAGCGTTACATCATTTCAAACAAGTTTGTCAGGATTGACTCCAAGTACACCTACAACTGGTGCGGTAACATTAGCAGGTACACTAGGTGTTTCAAGTGGTGGTACAGGTTCAAATTCATTTACAGCATACGGTGTTGTTTATGAAGGTGCAACCTCAACAAGCCCTCTTTTATCAACAGCAGCTGGTATGACAGGACAGGTTCTTGTAGGTAATACAGGTGCAGCACCGAGTTGGACGAGCTCACCAGCAATTTCTGGCGCTAATATTACTGCCGGAAGTATTACTAATAGTTCGTTAGAGTATGATACTATTACAATTGGAACAACAACAATTACA